GCATTAGCAAAATCTCTTAATATTCGTATTTTCAAAGGTGTCCGTGAAAAACTTGATATTGCAAATAAAGCTCTTGGATTGGAAAGAGGCGAAGCGCCTGATGCTAAGGGTACTGGCAATCGTTTCAGCCATCTCATGGCAATTGCTCCCAATGCTTCATCTTCCATTCTTATGGGCAATACCTCTCCTAGTGTTGAACCTTATCGGGCTAACGCTTATCGCCAAGACACTTTATCGGGCTCTAAGTTAAATAAAAACAAATTCCTCGATAAAGTTATTATGAACCATCTGTCACCGGATGGATCTCCATTAACGCCAAAAGGTGAAGATGAATATCAAGACATCTGGCGTTCTATCATTGCAAACGATGGTAGTGTTCAACATTTAGATTGGTTGGACGAACATAATAAAGAAGTGTTTAAGACTTCTATGGAAATTGATATGCGTTGGCTCATTGAACATGCTGCCGATCGTCAAGAGTATATAGATCAAGCACAGTCTTTAAACTTATTCTTCAGACCAGATTCTCATATCAAATATATCCATGCTGTACACTTCTTGGCATGGAAGAAAAAGTTAAAGACTTTGTATTACTGCCGTTCTGAAAAGATTGGTAAAGCTGATAAAGTTCACAAGAAACTTGAACGTGAAATTATTAAAGAAATCGATATAACCGCAGTCGCTCAAGGCAATGACTGCATTGCATGTGAAGGATAAATCATGAGTATTAATGTTGGTGTACACACCTTATGGCCATCTATTGTCTTGGAAATTGATTATGGAATGCGATTGCATAGACAGATTGATGAAACTTTTAGTAAAGTTGAATTTGAACCAACACCACCTGAGTGGGGTAGAACTCACAAAGTTTCTAAACGTCAAACCCAATATTGGTCTGATGACGTAATTAGTCAATTTGGTTTATCTGACTTTGAAAAAGAACTTGATTCAGTTGTTCGTCAATACGCTGCGATGAATAACATGAAATATACTACGTATAAAAGAACTTCGTGGTTTACAGCTTACGATAATGGTGATTATGCGCATATACATAATCATCAGAGTGCTTCTATCTCTGGGTGTTTCTATTACAAAACTACTGGAGAAGATGGCAATATTTTCTTCACAAGTCCTATTTCAGAAATGCGTTGTTCTCCAGCTTGGACTAACATGGGGAATAGACATCTTTTCCAAGTAAAAGAAGGAAAAATGTTAGTTTTTCCAGGATGGTTGAATCATGGTGTTATGACAAATGAAACAGATACACGTAGAATTAGTTTAGCATTTAATATTGAATTTAACTATTTTGACGAAGATGAATCAATTAAACAAGATTCCGATGGAGAATGAAAGTAGTAAACAGGAAACGCATAGACCATACGTTTGGTGGTCTATGCGTATTGTAGAAATGATTACCTGCATTCACATTATCGCAGGAGTATGGAGACACTGGTAATGGACGCGTACGATATCTATCACAAAATAAAACAACTATGGTCTGATAATGTTGATAAGGCAAGTGGTACTATTAATAAGCCAAGTGGTATAATTAAAGTATGTGTTTGGACTGAAGATGGATATCGTGAAGTTATCGGTGCTTCGTACAATAGCAAATTAAAAATAATAGAATTAGAAATGGATCAAGAATGAAAGAAGTACTTAAATTTTCTGCAAGTTGGTGTGGACCATGTAAGATGCTATCGATGACACTTAAAGGAATTGAAGACAATACAGTTCCAATACGTGAAATTGATATTGATGAAGAATTAGATTTGGCTGCACAGTATAATATTAGAAGTGTTCCTACTATGGTTATGCTAGAAGATGGCGCTGAAGTGAAACGTGTTTCGGGTGCACTTCCAGTAAACAAAGTTAAGGAATTTCTAAATGGTTAAGCAAAAAACTAACTTAATGGATGAGCGTAATAGCTTTAAGCCATTCAATTATCCTTGGGCATATGATGCTTGGTTGAAACATGAACAATCACATTGGCTTCATACTGAAGTTCCAATGGCAGAAGATGTCAAAGATTGGAAGAAGAAACTAACTAAAGAGAAGAAACAATTTCTAACACACATCTTCCGTTTCTTTACTCAAGGAGACATTGACGTTGCAGGTGGTTATGTTACTAATTACTTACCATACTTTAAGCAACCAGAAGTTCGCATGATGCTGTTGGGATTTGCAGCACGTGAAGCATTGCATATTGCTGCGTATAGTCACCTTATCGAAACTCTTGGACTTCCCGAAACAACGTATAATGAATTTTTAGCATATTCTGAAATGAAAGAAAAACATGATTATGTTTTGAATCTTTCTGCTCAAAATTCTACTAAACAAAACACAGCTAAACATATTGCCGTGTTTAGTGCCTTCACTGAAGGTATGCAATTGTTCTCTTCTTTCATTATGCTATTGAATTTCCCTCGTCATGGTGAAATGAAAGGCATGGGTCAAATCGTTACTTGGTCTATCGTTGATGAAACACAACACACCGAGAACATGATTAAACTTTTCAAAGAATATATAAAGGAGAACCCGGAGATCTGGAACGATGAACTCAAGGCAGAACTTTATACGATTGCTGAACGAATGGTTGTACTCGAAGATAGGTTTATTGATTTGGCATTTGCTATGGGTCCTATGGACAATTTGGACGCTAATGACGTTAAACAGTATATCCGCTATATTGCTGATCGCCGCCTTATTTCTATGGGCCTTAAAGGAATTATGAAAGTTAAGAAAAATCCACTACCTTGGGTTGAGGAAATGATTAACGCTCCAACACACACTAATTTCTTTGAGAACCGCGCAACAGATTATGCTAAAGGTGCTTTATCCGGATCATGGGATGACGTTTGGGCTAAGGAGGCATAATGGCTGTAAAACATTTCGATTGCGACGGTTGTGGCGCACATGGCAAAATTACATTTAAAACAGACGATGAATTCAGAACGTCTGATGTGGCATATTGTCCCTTCTGCGGAAGTGACATTTATGAAGATGAGGAATACGATGACGAAGAAGATCAGTAAGGTAATCATCTATTATGAAGACGGAACTTACGAAGAAATTACGCATAGCGTATCTCGTGTACAGGATGAAAAGGATAAAGGTAATGTTAGCCCAAGTCCTGTAACTCCCGACTTAAGACCTGATTATTATATTTTACGCGATTGGAAGGATCCATTTTATAAAGAAGATCCATATGCACCACCGTTTACTGTAACGTGTGATAACACTAATAATGTTCCGCTAATGTACAATGTGACATCTTCTGCATGTGATGTACAGGAGTGGCGTTTCACTTCTACTGGAAACGCCGGAGTGTTGAATAAATATACCATTACATCAACTGGTAATGGTAATGTGGATTTATCAAAATAAAGAATTTACTGAAGATCAAATAGAGAAACATTTAGGCTTTGTCTATTTGATCACAAATAAATTAAACGGCAGAAAGTACATAGGGAAGAAACTCTTTTGGTTTTCCAAGACAAGAACTGTTAAGGGAAAGAAAAAGAAAGAAAAGGTTCTTTCTGACTGGCAGCAATATTGGTCTTCATCAGAAGAACTAAAGAACGACGTCAAATCTCTGGGTGAAGAAAACTTTACCCGAGAGATTATCTATTTGTGCTCATCAAAGGGCACGATGTCGTATCTAGAACTCCGCGAACAAATTGATCGTCGTGTTATGGAAACAGACGAATACTATAATGCTTTCGTTGGAGGAAAAATACACAAGAAACACGTTAAGCTATGATCTATTTTCTATTATTCAATGCTATTGCGCTTTCAATAACTGCAGAATATTATGCTATCATGGGATTGATGGCGATATTCTCAGGATCACCTATAGCTATTGCTATCATGGGAGGCGCATTAGGTCTTTCTAAGATTTTAATAACATCTTGGTTATATAGAAACTGGAAGCAAACTAGTATTCTTCTAAAAGTTTACTTTTCAGTAGCAGTATGTATTCTTATGCTTTTAACGAGCATGGGGATATTTGGTTACCTATCTAAAGCTCATTTAGATCAAGGTGTTGTGTCAGGAGATGTAACTGCAGCAGTAGCACTCATTGACGAAAAAATTAATATACAAAAGGAAAATATAAATGCAGCTCGTAAGACAATTTCTCAACTGGATTCACAAGTTGACGCAGCCCTCAGTAGGACAACTGACGCCACCGGAGCCGATCGTTCCACAGCTATTAGAAGAAGTCAAACCAAAGAAAGAACAAAACTTCTCGAAGAAATCTCCACAGCACAAGCAGAAATCGCAAAGCTCAACGAACAGAGGGCGCCCATCGCAGTCGAACTCCGCAAAGTCGAAGCCGAAGTCGGTCCCATCAAATACATCGCAGCGTTCATCTACGAAGACAGCGCCGACCAAAACTCGCTCGAAAAAGCAGTCCGCTGGTTAATAGTACTAATAGTATTAGTGTTTGATCCATTAGCAGTGCTTATGTTTATTGCTGTGAATCAAACACTTGCTCAACAAAAACCTCAGAAAGAAGAAACCATAATAGAAGAAGTGGTTGATGCTGTTCCAAATAATGACATGGAATTTGACGCTGGTGTTAGAGTAGACGATCAGATCACTATTGAAAAGTGGTGATTTGATTGTACAAACTTTCGATAGTACAGTATAATGTATCTTCAGGATACAATCTATAAAAGAAAACTAAAGTATACAGTTCCCAATAAATCCTAGATGTGTTATAATCTAGGTATGAACTTAGTAGAACACCTCAAGTCTAGACACCTAGACCTAGAATTACACCGGCCAGTCGTCAACGACACCGAAGGTGTAGCTACATTTTATCTCTGGAATCTCTCTGGTCAACTCGTTGGTTATCAACAGTATCGACCAAGCGGAGAAAAGAAACCCCAAAACAACCCCAAAGAAGGTAAGTACTTCACTTATCGTAAACAGCCTACACTCGCAGTTTGGGGTGTTGAAAGTTTAAAGTATCCCGGAAGTTTATTTGTCTGTGAAGGCGTCTTTGATGCATGTCGTCTTACCGAAAAAGGATGTGCTGCCGTTGCAGTTCTATCTAATAACACTGGATGGGATTTAAAGAATTGGCTTAGCATGCTGAATCGGCGTGTTGTTGCAGTTTGTGATAATGACGATGCCGGGCGTAAGCTAGCTAAGTTTGGACATGAAGCAGTCTTTACACATGAAAAGGATCTGGGTGATTCGAGTGAAGATTACGTGAACTCATTGGTACTACATTATGCATAAGAAGCTTGATCGTTGTAAAGATTGTCTATCCTTTGTTTCTCACAAGAATAAAAAGAATCTAACAGAAGCACAAAAGAGATATGATTATTGGTGTTGTGCAAAAGGTAAGAAAGCTATTGATAGCATTGCGCTTTGTATTGCGCATGATTTGAAAAGAGTTAAAAGTGTTTAAAGTAATAGGTAAAGAAGAAACATTCAAGGTTCTTACTCTTGCTGAAGCAATGAATGTTGCTAAGAGCATGAATGAATTCGTAAGAATCGTTGGTGAGGACTTTGAAGTTGTTGGAATATTTGGTGCAGATTCTAT